AGTCATCGTTGTTGTTGATGAGGACCTGAGCGTTCGGGCCGCCGATACCAACGCCAATTGCTTGGGGACCGAAGAAGTAACCTTGAGCAACTTCTTGGGCAGAGTAGGTGCCGCCAGTACCGGTGAAAGAAGTACTGATGCTCTTGGTCGGGAAGTTGGTTGATTCGAAGAATTTAACACCTTCGAACTGCACGCCGGTAGGCATGACGGGTTCGCCGGCCAGGAAGTAACCTTGACCAGCTTGGGGACCTTGGTAGAAACTGGAGTTGTTGGGCAGCATGGGGTTACCCATGTACATGCCTTGACCAGGATTACCAGCGTAACGAGCGATCTCACGGAAGTCAGGGTCACGACGCAGGTGCATCATGAACGTGGGATCGCAAATGCAACGATACAGACCATCGGAGTAGGTCGGCACGTTACGCTTACGCAGGTCCTTGACAACGGTCAGAAGGTCGGTGCGCACAGAGAACTGCTGCAGATCAGCGGTGTACTCAGTGGAGGTATAGGTGATTTGACCAGAAGCATTCTTGGTCTTGGCACCAGGGAAGTAGTAACCGCCTTGGGTAGTTGAAGCAACACCGTTGGCTTCAGCTTTGGCCAGTTCGTCAATGAAGACGCGGTCACGCCACCGGCGATAGTCATCAAGTAGCGTCAGGCTACCGATGGACTGGTGGAACATGTTCAGGTTGCCGCTATCAAGCAGCAAACGCTGAGCAGTGATCAGGGTTTCACGAGCAATCTTGAAGGTCGAAGGCTGGGTCGGATCGCCGGGGTCTGCAGGACCGGTGTATTCCTTAAGAACCACCAGGACTTTTTCCTTGGTGATGTTACGGCTGTTGGCAGTACCGATGGTTTGGTCGGCAATACGCTCGCGGCTATCCTTGGTACCAGGAGTACCCCAAAACTTGTAGCGATCCAGCTGTACGGTTTGGCCAGGTTGACGGGTGAAGTCGTGGACAACCACGGGCTCAACCGCCATCTCGGCAATGTAAGCAGGGTGGGGACGATAGAGTTCGGCCCCTAGAATTTTCGGAAAATCGTTATCAATAAACACTTTGTGCTATCCTCCAGAATCGCAGGAAATTTTATCGGGTGAAAGATGCAGACATTAGCATGTCTTATCTACTATAAATTTTAACAGGCCGTAATTTTTATCAGTAGTACTGAGGAGTCGTTTGCTTGTAAATAGCTCCATATGAATTACTAGAGCCATAAGATTCGGGATCCACAACAGATTGTTGTTGGAAACCAGGGACTCCAAGTGCTCCAGGGACCATGCCGGCAGCAACGCCACCTAAGCCTGCAAGAGCAGCGCCACCGGGAACAGCTAAACCTGCGGCTGCTTTTTGAACAGCAGAAGCAGGCATATTACCGGCAGCAAGATATGCATTCTTAAGTACATCACGCATGCCACCAAGAGCTTGTTGACGTGCGCCGCCTTCTCGCACAGATCCCATTGCAGCTTGCACTGCTTTACCAGGACGTGCAATGCCTTTTTTCATGATCTCGCCAATAGCCGGGGCATAACGTCCAGCAAGGCGAGCAGCACCAAGGCCACCCCTGGCACCTAAAGCAGCAGCCATACCACCTAAAGCGGCAGTACCACTATCTTCTCCTTGTCCAGCAAGGGCTCCACCAACCGCCAAACCGGCGGCAGCGGGAAGCCCGTACGCAAGAAGAGGACGTGTTTGTCCAAGAGGAGTACGCATTTTACTCCATTACAAACAGTTTGTTTGCAACAGTGTTGGGTTGTGCGTGGTTCAGCATGCGCCAGGCATTCTGGGGATCACGCGCCATGGTCTCACTGAAACCACCCCAGAAATTCTGAGGGGCCTGAAGAGCTGCGGCCGAAGGAGGAGCAGGGAAGTTACCGTACTGCGGATTGATCGCTGCAGTGGGATAACCTTGCGTCTCAAGCTGTTGCTCGTTTTCGTACACGGGGTACGGACCTTCGGGACCAAAGAACTTCAGCGTGTAATCGCTAAGCACATCAGGGTTGGTCAGAATCTCGTTATAAGCCAGGTTCTCCTGGTGCTCATTAACGGCGAAGTTGGCGTAACCATGAAGCTGGTTAACAGCGTTGACGGAAACATTGGCATAACCACGAATCAGATCAGCGGCCTTGCTTCCCCATGCGACCGCGCTGTCCAGCATTCCTTCCAGGTTGAGGGCGTACTGGTTCAGAATTCCCGGAGCTTCCATCCCGAACGCGCCCAGGACCTGACGAGTTTGGTCGCTTAGGTTGTAGTAATCCGCTACCGCGCTGTCCACTTCCGCGTGCGCCTGCGCCGCCGAGGATCCCGTCAAGTAGGTTGGGGAAGAGTTGGGCGAGTATCCCTGGTTGAGATACGAGGTCGGCGCTACCGATTGTTGCGTAGCCTGGGGGCTGCTGTACCCGTAGTTGGCCGGGGTATACGCTGTCGTCGGAGCTGATGGTTGACCCTGGAACGGGGATTGAACTGGAGCGCTCAGTACGTTCACTACCTTGTTGAACGCCGACTCCCAAGGGTTCGCCGCCTGTTGGTATTGGGGGGCGTACTGAGTAGGGGCTGATTGGTAGCTGGGGGCCGCTTGGGGCACTGCTTGGGGGTAGCTGGTACCCACTTGATAAGCCTGGGGCGCCACCTGGTAGCTGACCGGGGCCGCTTGCGGTGCTGCCACCACGTAGCTGCTCGGGGCGACGGCTGGTGCTTGGCTCATCTGTGGGATCGATTGGACGGTAGCGTCCTGCATAACTCATCTCCTTTTGTAAAGCTTCTAAGGTTCGATACAGATATGGAGTTAAATCCAATCGCGGATCCGCAGCCATCGGTAAATCCGGTGATTGCGGGTGAGGAGTCTGCATCATGCCCCCCACTAGGCGAGAGAATTGAGAGTAAACACCCTGCAATTCATTCACCATCCTGAACGGGAAGCCTGAAAGCATCCCGGCCCTTTCCTCATCTGTTTTGGATGGGAATAGGTATTTCAGTGCTTCAATGCTATCAACACCTAACTCTTGTAGGTTCCTCACCACAATAGAGTTGTTTAGTGTATCTTGCGTTGAGTCTTCATAAACAGGACCAAGCCAACGCCATTGCATCGTTACATCACCATCTGGGATGAGTCCCAAAACGCCTGGTGGCATTTGTTGTGTCTTAAGACATGCCATCATCAAACGTTTGACTTGTTCATCAAACCCACCCATTGCTTCTTCATACATATCAACTTGTTCTTGAGAAGCATTCTCACCTGGCTCCACGGGTTTTTCTACTCCTGCCGCCGCTGCTAACGTCTCACGGAACAACCGTTCTTCTTGGAAAATAATAAGTTCTAAACAACGGCAAACCCCGTAGGTATAAATTGCAGTAGCTTTTTTCTTTGAAGTTGCAGAAACACGTCCAAATAGTGATTTGTATTCAGTTGCTGTTACGCCAGCTGAAATAGACAGTTCATCTACGCCCCCAAGGGCGGTCCGGATTTCTTCTCTGTATTGACGAGCAAATGAATTTTGATCTCCAGTGATTGCATCTGGGACGATGTAGCCAACTCGGTCGTTTGGTTCCAGGTTTGCAATGACGCGTGGAACTCTGATCTCACCATCTACACCGCGACTGATTGGATCAGATTTGAATCGTGATTGGCTTAAAGGACCAAGACCGGTGAAGCCTGAGTTTGCTGCAATAGAGGGACGCTGGACAACACTGTCTCCACCAGACTCCATAAGGTCTGTCTTGGGACGAGATGAGAGAAGGGTCGGGTTACCAAAGAACTGTACGTTCTTACGCATAGTACGCACCATTTGGTCATGCGTACAAATATGATTGGCAACAGCAGCGAATTCGCCCACACCTTCGGTTGCAAATCCTTTGGGATTATTAAAGATCTCAACGCAGGGAATAAATTTAAGAGTATTGCGGAATGTTTTTGTTTTGCCGCCGTAAGAATAATTAGGTTGCTCAAAAGACATTTCACCTTCTGAGTGTGTTTCTTCAATTTCGTTTTGTTTGATTGATAGGCGGATATAACGTTTAGCGCCTTGTCCCATTGTTGCTGGACCAGTTATGTTATTAGATTGAACATCTTGTTCATATCCAAAACCACGACGGACCTTGTAGCTATAGATGATTACAACTTCATCCAACTCGCCGTCAATATTGTAATAAGTACGATACTCGTGCCTACGGAAGTAGTAAAGGCGATAATTGTTTTCAGTAGGACGAATGTAAAATAATCCCTGGCCATCACAAAGGAAGTAATCCCATATGGAATCCAGGCGAGTATCGATCTGGTTGTATTTAACTACGCGATCAATGAAATCTTTACGTTGATTACCAAAGTTATCTTGTGCTGGGAAAAATTCAACCCCTTGGCGTATGCCAAAAAGTTTCATTTGTGCTAAATGCGAAGCAACAATGCCAGTATCAACCATTGTTCCGCCATCTTTTTCAAGATACGAATCAACAATTTCTTTTAACCTGGCATTAGCGTCGACAGCCATTAACTATTTACCCTTACTACTGTTAATCCTAGCAGTTTTCTTTTGTTCTTAGTAAACGTACTTTACGGTTCCAGGGGGAAGTTCTTGTCCATATTGAGGACCGTTATACAAACCTTGGCTACCCATTGCAATTGCTCCGGCATTACCCATGGGAACTGAGCCGTTTGAATAAGCTAATGGCAACTGGGGACCACCGGGTTTAATGCCCCGATAAATTTTTTCAATTTCGTCTGCAGATTTGGGATCCCATTCTTTTAACATTTTTATATCCTCTGGCGACATACCGCGAATTCCTCTTTGCTGGATACGAAAAGATGGATCGGCTGCCATCAACGGATTGGGATTGGCCTGCGCATTGTAGCCGGTATTACCTGCTGCCCCTGGGAAATTAAAAAACATTTTAAATATTACTTGTTGTTTTTATTTTACTCTTCTATTACTTCGTATCCAGCACTGTCGTTGAGCTTAGTTAAAAGAACACCGTTTGCCTTGAGTTTCCATTCCAAGACATCTCCCTCTTGCCAGCCAAGGGTTTCTATGATGTCGTCCGGCAAAATGATGAACGATTCTCCGTTTTTGTCTTCTTGTACTTCCAGGATGTAGCTCATTTGGTCAAAAGCTTTTCCACAAGTTTATCAAGCTTCATGTTGATTTGTTTAAAATTATCATGCATTTCCTTAATTTCCCTAAGGAAGTCAACCTTAAGCACGTAGTCCAACGGTAGCCTATTGACTTTTTCTTCCAGGTTATCCAGTTTTCTTTCCTGGTCTTTTACTGTGGTAAATAGTTGTGTTGCACGATCTGAAAAGCGTCCTAGAATTTTAGTGGCGGTCCAGGATCCGCCAGTTACGCCTGCTATACCAAGCGTAATATACATAGCTAAATACTCTGGTCCCACGACTGAAGTTCTTTTTATTATTCTAAACTTTAGTAATCGAGGTGAAGCTGACCTTTCCTAGCCAATCCCGTAACCAACCACACGAGAGCGTCTACACAATCATCATGACTACTAACGCCGAAATTCGTGAGTTCCTCGAAGAGATTTGTGAAGTTCCTGAAACGGTTGAAGATGATTTTACGATCTTCAAACATTCCCATGATGCCTCGGAAACGTGCAAGTTTATCTGCACGAAAGCCTTTTACTGGGTGCCAAATTAAGTTGTAAAGATTTTCGTTGTTAAGGCAAACGCGTTTAAAGTCTGCCTCAAGGGAAGCCTGATACTGGACGGCTTCCGACCAAATATCACACGTTGAATAGGTTGGGAAATAATTATTGTTATCATCTTTTCCAAGGATAGACCAATCATTGAGCAGTTCTTTCATGGCATCTAGTTTTTCTAGGTTACCCATTACACGTATCCTGCGGTAATCAATAATATGGATGCGATCGCCAATGCGTCCACCCAAAATCATTACGGTGTAGTCATTCTTTTCTTTAATGCCTGCAGACAAGTCAACGCCAATACCCAGGGCATCAAACTCTGTTGCAATTTCCGCCTTAACAATAAGTTCTGGTGCCAGTGATAGTTCATTTTGTCTGATGACTTGGTTCATGTACTGAAACGAAAAAGCAATTGGTGCTTGCCGTTTCTTTTCTTTTAGGTATTCCAAGGGCCACATATCTGGCCAGTAAGATTCTTCTTCTCCGGTTTTTATGTTGTTTTGTATAGCGGATAGGACAATTTGAATCCAATTGTTTTGTTCATTAAATGTGGTGGAATGGATGTCGTCATGTCGGAAGCGCGTACCAAGACAGATTGCCCTGGCACCTTCGAACATCGTTGGTGAGATCACCGCGTTCCAGTTATCCTGCATTGTCTTACGTATGTCAGGATTAGCAATATCAGCAGCAGACTTAATAGCGTCATCGATCATTACCAGGTGAGAACGTTTGGATGTCACTGAACCTTTAAGGCCAGCAGCACACAACGTAAATTGTTCATCACCTGTTACATCAATACCAGCAAATTTATGGTCAATGGACCAGTACTCATTACTTGTTACGTTTTTAAGTAGGCGTACAGTAGGGAAAACTTCTTGATATCGCTTGCTTTCAATGATACGTTTGATGGTTGCTGATTTGGAACGAGCAATATCAACGGTATAGGAAAGGTACAGAATTTGTAGTGGAAGTTTTGCTGTCGTATGGATTCCAATGGCCCAGGCCGTAAGCAGGCCTAAGACTGTGGATTTGGCTGATCCCCTGGGTGCAAGTAGGTCAATATTGGGTCCAGCAATTTTGATTAAACAAGAGCTATCTTCGTTGGTGACAAAGTGCCGATGCCATTCTTTGTGGTGGTCAGCCGGTGGTTTATCTGCTACATACTCACAGAAATACCCAAAATCTTCCCTTGCTCTTTCAAGGAGATGCTCGTTTTTATTTTCTTTTACTTTGAAGTTTTTGGATGCCGCCCTGGCATTACGTCGATGGGCTAAATGTATATAGGACGGCACAACAGGTATTCAAACTTCTATTGAATACTAACCCTTTTTACCAGACTTTTGCTTTTGTTCGCTGTATTTACGCGCTTTTTCAAGGGCTGCTTTACGCTTTTCCTTATCATTCATCTCAGTGCCATCCTCTTTCTTTGCTTCTTTCTTCTTGAGATACTCAAGAAATTGAGGGGGCATTTTACCTTTAGCCATTTTTATTTCTTCTTGGGAGGCATGGGCTTGCCTTTAGCAGGAGGAACGGCACCCTTACCTTTAGCGGGGGGCACAGCGCCTTTACCTTTGGCGGGAGGAACAGCACCCTTCTTGCCAACTTCTCCTTTGCCTGCGGGTACCATGCCCTTACCAGGTATGAACTTTTTCTCTGCTGCCATGATCAGAAGGTATCTCTTGTTTAAGTATACTGTTATTTATTCTTCTAGTTGCATCCTGGCCCACACACTCATGGTGGCTTCTTCCAGGGGTAGTTCGATTGGGTCATCTTTGAAGATGAACATGATCTCACGCATTGCTCTATCAGCACCGGCCATCAGTAGACCTTTACGATCTTTGACTGCCGTAAATTCTTCTACTTGTGCAATAGTGCTACGTAGCTCTCGTTGCATGCCGGCAATACGTGCAACACCATGGTCACGCTTGACGACATTCTCTTCCATTGATTCACGTAACTTACGAATATCCTCTTGCATTTCTGCAATTTCGTATAGCAACGTTTTACGGTGATCCGGTTTTGTGTACTTACTTTTTACCCAAGATTCACACGCAACGATACTTCCCTTATAACCAAGGAAACGGCTATAGAGGAAAACTTCAATTACTGAGTAGTTCTCTGAAGCAAAACCAAGGAATGATTCCTGGACTGAGCAGTCTAAACCGTCAACCCAGAAATCAAATACCTCAATATCGATAAGCTCGTTGGGCTTGACCGTAGTCTCGCTCTTCGTCTTTTTGCTTGAACTCTTGCTGTTGTCCAACAGAGGTTCGCTGCTCTTCAGCTCCCTTACCGATAGTTTCGCGTTCTTGTCCACCTGCATCCTCTGCTTTTTTCTTGGAAAACTCATAAGCCACGCCAGCAGCCTGACGATATTTATCTAGATCAAACCAATCATCAGCATTGGATTGATCAACGGGAACAGCGGCGCCAGTTGTGGCCATGGTTTATAAGCAATGAAAAAAATCAGAAATTACCCATCATGCCAGCAAGGCCTTGGGCAAAGATGTCACGACGTGATTCCAAAGACTTTTGACGTTGTTGACGGCCCTTGGAACCTTCGAGGCGATTAAGCAGTTCTTCAAACTTGCTGATATCAAAGTAGTCGTCGGCGGTGCCTTGACCAGTAGGGGTGCTAGACATGGGAATACCTTTTTGGTAGTAAAACAATTATAGCAATTTTAATTTTAAAAATTAAAACTGCCAACAAGAGAATTATAAATGCTCCCTTGCGATTGAATCTTGGCTAGTTCTTTAGAGCCTTCCGTTTTTAATTTCTGTGTTTCCTTGTCAATCTCGCCTTGTAAGTTTGTCAGGCCAGCACTGTACAGAAATTGGCGACTATCGCGGATATTTTGTTGAGCTTCTTCCAACTCGGCAGGTGTGCCTTGGAAACTGTCTCCAAAGTTTGGTGTTGAGATACCAGTACGCTTTGCAAGATCCCCGGCTTGCACATTGCCCATTGTGGGCATGAGATCTTTTGAAAATTTAAACGTACGTTGGCCTGTACGTTCTCCTTCTGGGGTAAGAGTTTGTTTGCCATATTTTGTATCGTAGTAATTATCCAGGTAGCTCTGGTTAAATTTCTTTTGGTACTCAGTTCCTTTGTAGAGAGTATCGCGCAAGTCTTGGTTAGACGTGTAATACCCTTGGTTGAAGCGTTCGGTTGCTTTTGTTTTCTCTTCTTCTGTTGCTTGACGACCGAGGATTTCTTCGTACGCTGCGCCAATACCAGTTTGGCGGCGACCAGGGAGAAGTTCCTTGGTATAGATATCGGTTAAGTTTGTGACATCCTCCTCGGGCGGAGTCATGTCATATTTTGTAGCGTAATCACGCAGACGAGAAGTTGCGTCTTCGTAGCTTACCAGACCCTGGCGGAGCTGGTTTGTTACACCTTGACGTAATCCTGAGTAACCTGCGGCACCTGCTGCTTTACGGGCAGCGTCAGCGGCTTTTTGATCTGCCTTCTCTGTTGCTGCACGTTCATCAGCAAGAGACTCTTTTTTTTGTTGGTACTCTAGAAATTTTGAAAAAGAGTCATCCTTTGGAGGAGGATTGTATGTTACTGAAGGAGCGCTGCCACCCATGGTTTAACCTGCTAGTGATTCAATGTTAATACGCCTAATTGGACCAAACATTCCTGTTTGATTTGCTGCGTAACTTGCAATTTTTTCTTGTAGATTACCAATGCGTTCCCGACGTGAAGCTTCCAGGGATTCGGGAGATGTTTGGAAGGCTGTGTTCCAACGGGTTTCTTCCCTTCCCAAACCCATTTGTTTTGGAAGGAACTCACTAAATTGTTTACGTTTAGCTTCTAGTTGACGACCAAATTCTAAATCTGCTCCAGTACCGCTTCCATAAAGTTGATTAAACATGCCCATGCCAAGGTTGCCCTTTTGCATTTCACGGGCATTAACAACGGCATCAGCTTGAGCCGCCATTTGGGCGTTGGCTATATTGGCATTAAGTTGATTTGCTGATTGCTGGCCAAAAGCACCCATGATGCTTTGGAGCCCCATACCGGCACCTAATATTGCATCATCCCATCCAAAGGCCATTGGTTTTTTCCCTGCTTTTGATCCTATGTTTAAGCCTGCATTTAAGAAAGCATCTGATCCACTGGAACTCAAAGAGTCTGTAGAAAAGTAATTGCTTGCGGCCATGTGTTTATTTTACACTATGCAAAGTATCGATTCTGTTGAATGCTTGTACCAGGTACTTGAATTTGTGGATAACTTGCTAGGGTGTTTGCGTAAATTCCTGGGATAGCGCCCATGCCTTGGCGGAATCTTTCTTGTGCATTGGGACCACCGCCAAAAGCTGTAGCAATAGTCTCAGGAAGTTTGGCAAGAGTACCCCACATTAATTGTTGTTTTGCTTTTTCACGTGCGTCTTGCCTTCCTAATTCCAACAGTTGTGCCATTCCTTCTGGACTATTATTATAAGCATCTTGCGCAAGCCTTTTGCTAAGGGAGGGTAAAAGCGCTCCCATAAATTGACTTTCAGTCATGCTCTGTGGAGCAGCAAGGGCACCCATGAACTTACCTGCAAGTTCACTTTTGGGTTCAAAATCAGCTTTAAAACCTGTGTTGGCACCAGGGAAAATAACACCCATTTTTACCTCAGTACTGCGTTTGCGTAAGGGTTAGAAGTAAGCATAGTGCGAAGGGTTGCACCGCTTTCAGATTGTGCACCTTGTGCCAGGTTACCAGCAGTGCCTAGGATGCTCATACGTGCTAACTGATTACCTTGTGAAGCAATGAGCGATTGCTGGCGAACCAGGTCAGCATTCTTCATTTGGTTAACCAACGGCATATTGCGTTGGAAATTTAAATACTCT